CATGCGCGGCTGCTTGCACTTCAGCTACCCGCCGCGCCCAGCCTTTACCAAAGGTCGCAAACGTAGACAGGTTCTGCAAGAACTCTAGTCGGGCAGCGCATACAGCCGCCGCCACTTCACTAGGGTCTGCCGCTTTACAAGCAGCAATTGTGGCTGGCCCGATTTGTCCGTCGGCTGTAACACCAAGTGCCTGCTGCAAGGTTTTGGCTGCGCGGCCCGTCCCCGAATTGACCGCAAGATCAAAGACTGCATAATCCACGCCTTCAGGTAGATTGTCGCCTTTAATCATATCCCAATACTTGGCTTTGTACATTGGACCTACGTCGGTCGGCGTCAGCGCCCGCATATCCGCCTCGGTTACCGGATGACCAACCCAAGCCTCCCAGACCTTCTGCGTGACGCCTAGATTGGTACGCCCGCCTGGGTCCGCCGGATGGTTGACATAACCGCCTTCGGATTTAAGGACGAGGGCTAGGCAATGCGCGAAATTACTTTGCATGGACGCCAAGCGTTTTTTCGTATGTACGAAGACCGGCCATACCAAGCATCGCCGTTACCAATTCCATAAGGGATGAATCAAGAGTAGGCAGATCGTGCCACCCCGCTCCAACGGCGATCGGACGCAATAGATATTGGTAGAGTAGACCAATTGCACCAACCCAACCAATAGCAGGACGCCAACCAGATACAAAAAGATTGGCGTTCTGAGCTTCGGCAGTATTTGTATCAGCCTGTTGCTGATCCCAGCCTTTAAGACTTTCTCGAAGATCTGCTTCATATTTTGCTTTTGCCTCTGGATCGGGGACAAATTTATCAAGAACCTTTAGCCCTGCGGCGACTGCGTCATCAATACCAAAAGCCATGTCATTTCACCGTTAAAGTTAAAACAATACCGATTGCAGCAATGCCTAGTACCAGAAAACCAACTATGCTGCTTATCATAATCAAGTCCTTACGGTTTTCTTCTTGTTCTTTTAATGCAATAGCCGCTTGACGGGCCGCTTCCTTACGCATCTCAATAACTTCGCGTTGAATGTTATCCCAAGCCTGCCGCCCATAAGTACCTATGAACAGGTTCTTCGTCTCTAGCTGCATCTCTTGGGCTTTAGCCTTGATGGCGTAGAGCTTGACGGCTTCGGCCTCAAACTCGCCTTGGCTCTGAAACATCTTCTTCTTGCGCGGCGCCGACGTTAGCTGCGTGATCTGCGCGACTTTGCTGAACAGATTACCGACGCGCTCTGCCGTCTTGAGAGCATCTTCGCCTGCCCCAACCGCTGACTTGATCCCGCTATAGATGCTTGTCGCGGCTGCGATCAGCGTAAATGGATCCATTACTTATCCGCCTTAGCGTCCAGTTTGTCGTATATGCGCTGGAACATATCTTCGATATGTTGCATTCGTTTGTCGAGGTCAATCTTTTGAACATATTCTTTCGGAAGATTTACTTCGATCTGATGCAGATCGCGCCGCAGTTCGCTGACAGCGCCCCACACTTCGCGAGCAAACCAACCAAGCGCCGTCAGAGCAGCCCCAGCAGCCAAGTTAATAAGCGACTGCGTATCCATCACCGACGCTGCCCTGAAAGTGCGTTAATCGTAGCGCTTGCTGGCGCAAGCTGGTTAAGAGCGTTTGTATTGGCCGCAACGCCTGCGGCTGTAGATGCTTTACGAGCGTCTTGTGCAGCGCGGAACGCTAATGCTTTTTCCATAGCATCAGCGGCCTTAGCAGGGTCAAGCATTTCGGTAGCAATTTCGATAGCCGTTTGTTTATCAATTTTGCCTGCCAATTTTTTAAGCACTTCATTGGCAATAGTTGCAACGCGGTTCATAAAATTAGGAAGTTTGGCTTCCGTTGTAGGAAGGCCCATCGTACCTGCGCGGGCTTTCTTTTCAAATTCTGCCGTCCGTGCCAAATCATTACGAATAGCTTCTAATTTGGTAATGTCTTCAGGGGCTAAGATTTGCGTTAACGAATCAAAACGTGGCGTACCCGTTGCGCCTTTAATTGTAGTTGGCGCGTTGCGAAGCGCTTCGGCAAACGGGCCTGCGCGTTGACCGACCGTCTCACCCAAAGCGGGCGTTAACTTACCTTCGAGATATTGCCCGATTTCCATAGTATTAACAGGCTTGCTCATTTCACGGAAAGTCATTTGCGCCTCTTCCATGCCAGGCAATATTTCAACCAGTTTATCTTTTACATCATCTAAATGACGGGTAATAAATTTATTATCTTCGCTTTTAAGCGATGCTTTTACATCATCTAACACGGACGCTAAATCGCCCGAATTAGCCATGTTGCCCATATTAGCTTTAATCCTAGACATTTCGCGCACGAGCGCGGTATTGCCTGGATTTTCTGCTAACGCTTTGTTGATTACATCTAACACAGGTTGCGTGTTTACCGGCCCTGGCTGTTCTCTTGCAGCGGTGTATAGTGGTTCAGCCGCGTTTGCTCTTGCTGTTTCGGCTGCGCGTAATTCTTCAGGCGTTTTGCCAATTTGACGAAGCTGCGCCAAACGTGCGGCGTTTTGTACGTCAGCGCGTTCAAGATATTCGGTTGGCAATACTTCTGCCGCCGACTTTTGTAATGCTGGATATTGAGTTCCGCTTACTTCGACCGCAGCTTGACCAGCCGTTGGCGTACTGCCAGGTACTATTGTAGCTTCAGGCGACCGAAGCGCGTTAATAATTTCAGGCCCACGACCTTCGGCGGCGTTGAGATATGTTACATTCTTTACGTTGCGAAGATTGTTAATAAACTCGCCAGCGTTACGAACACCTTTTGTCACCAACCCTGCGCCTTCCGAAATAGCGCCGGGACCGACAAGGTTACCCATCAATTCATACCCGCCGTATTGCGGCGGTGTTTTACCGAGGTTGAACATCTCGCCAACTTTTTCGCTAGTTGGGATGTAAGGTTCGGTTAATCCTTTAGGCGTAATACCAAGTAATGTAGCTGGGCTGTAATCGCTCAACGCGCCAACCACATCGCCTGCTGCACCAAAAGTTCCTTTTAAAGCTCCACGGCCAATCGCCGCCGCAGCTTCGCCCGCCGAATTAACCTCTGGACCCTGCCGACCTGTCTTAGCCATAGAAAGCCGTTGCGATAGACTGCGTGGCGCAGGCATGCCTTCATCAGATGGCATCGCAGGCGCGGTTGCAGCCGCAACAGGGGCCGCGCCCGATTTGGCGGCTTGGTATGCCTTAACGACTGTATCAAACTCAGGAGTGCCTTTTTTATCGGCGTTCTTGACGATCCAGCTTGCGTAGTCTTGCGCCGAAGCCATTATTTACCTCCGATAATAGCATCCGCCGCATTAAAGATATTCGTCGTTGAGTTTTTGGTCAATTCGGGCTTGTGATACTGCGTTGCACCCCATTGAGTATCGTAAGTATCATTTGTGATGTTACGGATACGATCCATGCGATTTTTAATGTCCGCAAGAGTACGCCGCGCTTCGTCAGGTGACATGCTGTTGTTTAATGAAGCAATGCGGTCTTGAACGATAGGCCACTCTTTTTCCGTCATAGCGCCAATCGAACCACCTGACCGGAACAAAGTAAGTCCGGCTTCTTTAAGCGCAGCTTTAATGCTTTCAAGTTTTGTAGCTACGTCGCGAGCGCCGGGGGTTTTAGATGTAATAGTAGATCCATAGCCAAAATTCGCGTCAAAATCAGCCGCTTTTTTAGGGTCAAGAATTTTATCAATGTCTGAAAATGTACTATCGGTTGTTGCGTTAACCAATTGCACATTTTTAGAATCACCTGCATGGGCTTTGCTATTTTTGACATATAGACGACTGCCAGGAACATCTTCAATGTTGCCTTCCGACGTCATACGTTGACCGGGTTCAAGTTTAACATTTGCCGCCGCTAATTGTTTAGCATCCGCTGGACCGCCGGGGATAACTTCCATTGAAGTATTGTCAGGAGCCATACGATAGCCAGGAGGTATGGTAGCTTCTCTAGGTTGAGCGCTAGTTCCTAAAGATGATAATTCTTGATTAAATGTCGGGCTTTGTGGGTTACTGTCAATAATCGCAACGCGGCCACCAAGGTTAATTTCTTTAGGCACCGGCGCGTTAAATTTAGTAGCGTTCTGCTGACCTGTCTGGACCGTATTAGCTGTAGTGGCTTGAGTGCCAGCCAACGTAGCTGCCGATTGCAATTCTTTAGAATGCGCTTCTGCGGCTTTAGCAGCGCCTTGCGCGAACATAGCGCGGGCGGCGTCAAAACCTTGCGTTTGGATGGCTTCTTGCAGTTTGGCTTGCGATGTGTTGGCGTCGATACCCATGCGGTCGAACATGTCGCGTAACGGGCTTTTATCGCTGTGAATAGCGGCGTTGAGCGCCAACAATTCTTCAGGCGACGATACTCTGTCAGCTTCTGCTTGAGCCTGTTGAAGTGTTGAATTTTCCAAATTTAATTTATCAGCAGATATCTTAATGCCACCTTGTTCTGCCGTATTTTCCGCTTGCTTTTGCTTGGCTTGTTGCTCAAGAAAATTAGACAGCGTATTGGCTTCAGTGGTGCG